AGAAATCCGCAGGATTTCAACGATCCGGCATTAATGTCGGACCCCGTCGCTACGGTCGTTGCTACAGGGGAGGGTCAGCCGCTCCTCTGCAGCAAGGAGAACACCGTGGCCATCACCCCAAAACCCCGCCGCCTGAAGAGCGGACAGGTCGTCTGGGACGTCCAGTTCAGACCCACCCCAGGATCCAGCCCCACCCGTGAGGTGTTCGACACACTGCCCGCGGCTAAGCAGTTCGTCACCCTCATCGACAGGGTTGGCGGCGCCGCTGCGCGAGCCGCCCGCGACATGGCCACCATGTCGGGCACCAGCGTCCCCACGCTCAACACCGCCATCGACCAGCACCTCGACGAGCTGCGCGCCTCAGTCACCGCCGGCACCATCCGCCGCTACCAGCAGATCGCCAACACCCGCCTGCGCCCCACCCTCGGGGACCTGCCCTGCGACCTCATCACCCGCCCTGTCGTCACCCAGTGGCTCGCCAAGCAGCGCGAGACCCCCGTCCAGCGCGGACGCACCAAAGGAAGTACGCCCTCATACAAGACCCTGCGCGGAGCGCAGGCGCTCCTCTCCTCCGTTCTAGAGCACCAGGTCAGGGCCGGCACGATCCCGACCAACGTCGCCAGGGGGCTGAAGCTCCCCCGCGACGGCATCGTGCGGGACAAGGTGTTCCTTACCCCCACCCAGTTCGCGACCCTGCTCGACTGCGTCCCAGACGCTCACAAGCCGCTGGTGTCCACCCTCTACGGCCTGGGGCTGCGCTTCGGGGAGGCAACCGCCCTCACCCCGGCCGACCTTGACCTGGACGCCGCCCAGCCGGTGGTCCGCGTAACCAAGGCGTGGAAGGAGGGCAAGAAGGGCTCCTACCTCGGCTCCCCCAAGACCCGCCGGTCAATCCGCACCGTCACCGTCCCGCCCTCCCTCATCCCGATACTCCGCGAGCAGGCGCGAAAGAAGAAGCCCGGGGCGCTGCTGTTCCCTAACGCGTACGGGGAGCAGATCACCTCGGGTGCCTTCCACGCTCGCGTCTGGCAGCCCGCCGTAGCCGCCTCGGGGCTCGACCCTGCCCCGCGCGTGCACGACCTGCGCCACTCCCACGCCTCAGCACTGATCGCCGCCGGCATCCCCCTGCCTGTGATCCAGAGGCGGCTAGGGCACGAGTCCATCCAGACCACCGTCGACGTGTACGGGCACCTCGCGCCCGAGGCGTACGCGGGGGCAGCGAGTGCGATCGACCTGTCTCTCACGCAGGCACTACCCAAGGTCGAGAGCGAGGCGGCGCCGGACGAGATCGTGGGCGAGGTCCTGGAGGAGCGCCAGATCGAGGCGCCAGACGTCGCCCAGCAGTAGATACACGAGTAGCGCCCCCACCAGCCACACGGCCAGTGGGGGCGCTATCGCCTAGAGGTGGTCGATGATCTGCTCAGGAGGGTCGGGCTCGGGCGGGATCACCGAGCACGTGGGGACTAGTTCCATGAGTTTGTGCCCCCACGAGCGCAGAGCCCAGGCGTACTCCAGTGCGTGACGAGCCAGCCGCTCGGCCTCCTCCTCGGCCTTCTCGGACTCGCTCAGAGCCTTCTCCAACTGCTCGACCCGCTTGTTGAGGGCGTCCACCGTTGTCGTTAGCGCCTTCACAGTGGCGTCCAGGTAGGAGACCTTGGCGACCTCGCGCTGGTTCGCCCGGTTGGTGAGGTTTCCGATGCCTACGCCGACCAGGCCGACGAGGGCGACGATGACGGAGTCAGTCAGCCACGGAGGCATAGGCACCCGCTTCCCCGTCGTGTCCGGTGGCGATGGCGGTGTCAGCCCGGGCAGGGTCAGCGATCGAGGTCAGGACGGAGGCGATGACGGCCAGGGCGACCGTGGAGGCCACAGCAGGCCAGGGCACGTCCCCCAGGAGGGTCGCCGTCCCGATCGAGGCGAGGGCGGTCTGCGCGGCGGTCTTGGCGGCGCGCTCGCACGCGCCCGCCCAGAAGGTCGAGGAGCCGTAGTTGTCGAGGTGCTTGGCCATGGTTCACCACACCCTTCCGGCGTTCAGGGCGGTCTGGATCGCGCGCGCGGTGACAGCACCCAGGTAGCCGTCCACCGCGACCCCGAGCCTGGCCTGCCAGGCGCGGACCGTGTCCGGGCCGATGAGCCCGTCCGCACCCACGCCCAGAGCCGCCTGCAGGGCGCGGATGACGGCGGAGCCGCTGCCGCTGCGGTCCCACACCCAGCCGCCGCCAGCAGCCGGGACGTAGACCCGGTTGGGCGCCCACTGGCCCCAGACCTCCCCGTCCACGGGCGTGCCCAGAGCCGCCTGCAGGGCGCGGATGGACGCCCACCCGATCACGCCGTCCATCGCCAGCCCACCACCGGCAGGGGCGGGGGCCGGGGCGGCGGGTGCTGCACCGCCGGCGATCTGGCGGGCTCTGGCGTCCAGGTCCCGCAGCCTGGCGTACCAGCGGCCGGGGCACGCGGTGGACATGTGGTCACGGTGCCCGCGCAGAGGCAGGTCCCCGTGCTCGGAGCGGATCGCGGCCACCAGCCCCGCCACCGTCTCAAAGTCGCCGTCCGACATCTCCGGACGGCACTCAATGCCGATGCCGCGAGGGTTCCCGGACGGTCCGGCGTGCCAGGCCCGGTCACGGTCCGACACCAGTTGCGTGACGCGGCCAGCGGACGCGACGTAGTGCGCGCTGGCACCGTGGTTGGAGCGACTACACAGGTAGCCGACCACGCCCTGGTGGGTCTGCCCGTCCACACCCCAGTGGTGGATCACGATCTGATTAGGCGCGCCAGCCGGGCGGCCTGGCGAGTAGTTCGGGCTCTGCCGGACGTCTGTCACGGCAGAGTTTGGGGCGATCTGTGTCATGTGCTCCTCCTCGATGGGCATGACAAGAGCCCCACGCCGTGACGGCGGTGGGGCTCAGTGGTTCGTGTAGGTCAGCGGGCTGGGGTGTACTTGGTGCCGGGCTTCCACTCAGACGCTTAGGCGCACCAGGTTGCCTCTGTGGTCGGTGGGCCAGGGGGTGGGCAGGGTGAGGTAGTCAGGGCTGTCTGTCTCGTCCACGCGCGCTGTGCGGCACACCGACTGCGACGGGCCGACCAATTGTGCTGACAGCAGGGTGGTGGCAGCTGGGTCATGGAAGATGACGTCGATGCGGTCGCGCACGTCTGCCAGCGGCGCCCATGACAGGGCACCTGGGTCGTGTCCGGGCACTGCTACCGGCCAGGTGACACCCGGGTGTGTGAGCGGGTCAGGATGGGCCTGTCGGAAGGTGTCGGCGAGGCCCTTGTCCGCGAAGGCCTTGGTCGTCTCCCACACGCGGGTCACGCCCATGTGGTCGAAGGCGTACATCGCGTCGATGGTGTAGTCCAGGTGGGAGGGCTCGTTGAAGTCTCCCCCCGCGACAGGGGCGCGTCCCGCGGTGGTGTCGGCTCGCATCATGGCTGCCACGGTCGCACCTACTGCCGGTCGCCTTGACTCGACGTTGACGCGCTTGAGGTCATCCTCGTCCAGGACTGGGGATGGCATAGGCCCCCACCCCCATCTGCCGGAGGGCAGGTAGCGGGTGGAGCCCCCGTACCCCCTGTACAGGAAGGGCGTGTAGTACTCGTACTCCAGGTGCATGGAGTAGACCGCGAGCGTGCGTCCAGGGTGGGCGACGTGTGTCGCCAGATAGTCGTCGCTGCGCCCCACCTTGGCGACCGGCCATCTAGCGAGAACACCGTTACGTGCTGGGTCACTGGCGGCGTACCAGCCGTCTCCTAGGAGGTGGCGCAGTTCCTCAACCGCCTGGGGCGTGGACTCGCTGGTGATGACGACGTCGGCATGGGTGGTGCGGACGATGTCGGCGCATCTGGCTATCCCGTCTGGCACCTTTGTTCCGGACATCCAGATGTTCAGTTGCAGGATGGTCACCTGTGCCACAGTGGTCTCCTCTTTCCGTCGGTGGGTCTACTTGACGACCCAGGACATGGACACCGGGTTGACGCCCCAGGAGGTGGCGCCTCTGACCCCCAGGCGCACGTCAGCGTTGGCGATGAGGTAGCACGCCTGCCCGCTGGAGGTGGGGACCTGGCACATCACGCCGTGGCTCTGATCGGGGTAGTAGGGGCGGATAGAGGGGTCGATGGAGAGTAGCTTCTTCTCCTCCCATCCTGACGTCCCCTGCCAGGGGCCGCGCAGGACGATGTTGATGGTGATGACCTTGCCGACCTGGTGCGCTCTCCAGTCCCCTGGTTTGACCCAGCCGGCAGTGTCGACCTGCGTGAGCAGGTGCGTGACATCCCGGCTGACCGGCACCTCCGGGGCGGGTGGCGCGGGAGGGTAGGACCACGGTGCGCGCACCACGCCCGACGCGCCGATGTCCACCCCGCGTGTGGCCCCGCGCGGGACCGTGACGGTGAAGACCACTAGCGCCTCTGCGGGAGGGGCGGGTGGTGCGGGCGTGGCCGAGGGGGTGCCTCGGGTGACTCCGACCTCCACCTGGCTGTCGGGGTGGGAGGCGTCGGCCTCATAGTCCAGCTGACGTACCCAGATGATGTCGATGCGTGGGTGGGTCTGGTCGCCTATCGCTAGCGTCTGTGTCCCGTCGGCCACACGTGGGGTGTACCAGCCGCCGCCGTGGGAGGGGATGACAGCGTTGAAAGCGGTCCAGGAGATCGCCATGGAGGTGGCAGACAGGGTGATGTCGGCTGCTCTGTCCTGGTAGGCGATGCCGGGGCGGTCAGCGATCATGGACAGGGCTGCACGCAGGTCGGCTGCGGAGACCACCCCCTTGGGCCTGCCTGAGGCCTCATCCCACCCTGCGACGATCCCTCGGCTTGCTGACGGTTGCATTGCGCCACTCCAATCTTAGGGCTTGATATTTCACGGCATGAAGGCGATGAGCGCGTCTAGGCTCATGCGTGTGCCTGTGGACGGGCCCTGGCCATAGACCAGGACCTCTACAGTCACGGCTGCGGCACGAGACACGTCCATCACTGCGGTGTGGGTACCTAGCAGGTGCCAGCCGCCGGCTCCTGCAGGGACGCAGGCCAGAGGCGGGGAGATCTCCCCGTTGACTCGGACCCGCACGGTCGGAGGAGGGGCGTCCTGCTGGCTGTCTGCTGGGGCCAGGCCGGTGATGCCAGCCATGATGTGGCAGGTCGTCTTGCCTCTGGGCGCCTGGATCGTGGCAGACGCTGCGACAGCCCCAAGATCGCCTCCGGGGGCCCAGCCCGTGCTCTCACGGTGCAGGGTCAGTAGCGTCGGGCAGGATGCTGTCGCTCGTCCTAGCTCCGCCAGGGTGCCGTGGACTTGGCCGGACGTCATGGCTGACAGGTTGTCCACCCTGTCGGACAGTGTCTTGAGCCTGTCTGGCACTGCACTAGCCACTGTGCGTATCGGTCTATACGTGTGCGACATCATCCCACCGCCTCGGTGATGGCCTCGCGGCACGAGCAGGTGACCCACTCGCCCTCGCCCCCGGACGTCTCCAGGACCTTGAGGCCGATCGTGCCGGAACCGAGGTAGGGGTCGTCATGTCGGAGCCTGACGTGGTCGCCGGGCAGGACGGCGTCGCCCAGCGGGTACCCCGCCTCGTCCACACGCCTCACCTTGAGCGACACCACTTCGGTGGACCTGGCTCGCATGACGGTGGGGGTACGCGCCCACGACCGCAGCGTGGCCAGGTCAGAGACGGTGGAGTGGGAGGTGTCTGCCGCCTGCAGCAGCGGCCAGCCTTGCTCCTCCAGCCACCGGTCGTGGTGGTGGGCGATCAGCGTCTGATCCTCCTGGGACCCGCCGCGCGCCCACGAGTCACCTACCATGTCGGAGGCGTCCTCCTCCACAGACAGGTCGATCAGTGGGACCGCCCTGCGGCGGGCGTCCCAGGAATGGGTGGTGCTGACCAGCTCCGGGGTGCCGGTGAGCATGTGCCAGGACAGGGACGTGCCCTCACCAGCCAGGCGCGGGTCGAAGATAATCTCCGGACCGTCGATCACCTGGGTGAGCTCACTCAGCCGGGACGCTACGGTCGCGAAATCAGCGCCCAGGTAGGTGCGCTCATGGGTACCCCCAGTCACCGCAGGCAGGACGACCGGCAGCGGACCAGACCTCAGCGTCTGAGCGACCAGGCCGCGGGCAATATCCGCCAGTGACCCGCTCAGGGTCATGGTCCATGCCCCAGGCAGCCTCCCGCCTGCGCTTTCCAGCGCACCGTCCGTAAAGCCGTCTAGTGACGGGCTGAGAGCCAGTCTCATGGTCAGCGCGTCCCACAGGTCTGCGCAGGACACGTCAAGCACCCCACTGTCGGCGTCCCACCTGCGGGCGTACACGACGCCGGCTGCTACCACGCGCCTGCTGGACGTGTCGACCACCGCCAGGGTGGTGCGCCACGGCGCCAGCAGCTGACGCAGCCCCATGCCCTGCGTATCCAGGCTCATCGGCACCGACACGCTCAGCGCCCCTGCCCCAGAGACCTGACGGCGCCAGGACCACGAGGATGCAGGCACAGTGTCCACGCGGGCGCCGGTGACCGTCTCGTACACTCCGATCACGTCCATGCTGACAGCCACCTCACTCTCATTCGCGCTGGGACGTCGCTGTCGACCGCAATCACCGACTGACCAGGCGGGACACGAAAGAAGTTGTCACGCACCAGCCCGGACCGCCGCGACCGGACCCCGCCGATGCTCACCGCACCGTCATAGGTACTGATGCGAAGCGTCACCCCCGCAGGTACAGGAGAACCCCACTCCACCACCTGATCCCCCATAGACCATGAGGCCCGCCCTACCGGGCCATCCACCTCCAGCACCGGCCAGGACGCAGCCGTCCCGGTATTGGTGAGGATCAGGGACGACGACCTGGCCCCCGTGAAGACCATCACCGGGTCAGGTCCCGTGGTCGCCTCCATAGTCGGAGACTGATCAAACAGCGGGAACAGCAGACCGCCATCGGGGCTGAGGGGCCGCACGCCCTCACTCGACTCCCACGACGACAAATCCCCATCATCCCCAGGCCCCCCGTAAATCAGCGGGTCGGGGATGGTGAAGATCAGGGACCAGGTCGAGCCGTCGTCATCCCAGTGGGTCGTCTTGGCCTGGGCTGACAGGAAGCCTCGGACGTGACTAGTGCGTCCAACTTCCTCGACGACGATCCGCACCCACTGACGGCTGATGGCGGACACCAGGCCACGGGCCTGGAGCTCGTCGGTCTCGCTGGCGGCGGCGTGGTGCGCCACGATGGTCAGGACTCGCGCGCCAACCAGGAGGGAGGCTGGGGCGTAGGCGCCGTCGGCCTGCGGTCGCACCTTGGCCTCGGCTCGCGGGGCCGGAGGAGTCCACCAGCCGTCCATGTTGCCTCCACCGGGCTCGGCCAGGGCCCACCCGTCAGTCGCCTGTGAGGAGTCCAGGGTGATGGTCCTGGAGTCCTCGGCGATGATGGTCACTCGCTGTACGACGCTCATCGGCTCACTCCCATCAGGCCGCGAATCTCCTGGGCGACCCAGCGGCCGGCCACCTGGGGGTCGTGGTTGACGATCTCGAAGTGGTTGGTCATCGCCGCCGCGGGGCGAGCCACGCGACCGGAGTCCAGGTCCAGGCCGTCAGGCAGGCGGTTGGTCAGGCCTCCCAGGGAGCGCTCGACCTTGGCGTACTGGGACTCCATGCCGTCGACCAGGCCACCGATAATCAGACGGCCGGCAGGCTTGAGGATGACCTTGTCGACCGGTGCGGGCCCCTTCCAGTCAGGTAGGAGGCTGGTCAGGGACGACAGGGTCGACTTGACCCGGTCGAAGGCGGACTTGATGCCGCCGATCAGGCCGTCGATGATCTGGTGGCCAGCACTAGTCAGCCACGACCCGGCCCCCGCGAAGACACCCCGGATCTGGGACGGGATGTTGCGGATGAACGACATCATGGCGTTGACACCAGCCGACACGGCGGAGCTGATGCTGCTCCAGACTCCGGAGACGACAGACTTCAGCGAGTTCCACACGTTGGACCAGGTGGTCTGCACCAGGTTGACGCCGGCTGAGATGACCGACTGGACGACGCTGATGGCCCCCTGGACTATGGCCTTGATGCCCTCCCACACGCTGGAGAGGATCTGCTTGATGCCCTCCCACACCTGGGACCAGTCGCCGTTGATGAGCCCCATCACCACGTTGATGACGCCTGCGATGACCCCCAGGGCTGCCTGGATGACCTGGACCATCACGCCGAAGACCGTCTCGATGACAGGCTGAATCATCTGGAAGCCCGCGATGATGTTGGGCAGGACGGCCTCAATCAGCTGCCCCAGCAGGTCCAGGACCGGGGTCAGGGCTGGAAGGATCGCGACGATAGCGTCAGTCACCAGCTGCAGGATAGGGGCGAGCGCCTCGATCAGGGGCACCAGGGCGGAGGCTGCGATCTCGACGATCTGCACGATCACCGGGAGCAGAGCGTCGACCAGCTGGACGATGATCGGGGCGAGCACGGACAGGACCGAGGCGATCACCGGCGCGAGCGACTGGATGATCGGCACCAGGGCGTCACCCAGCATGGAGATGATCGGGCTGAGCGCACCAGCCAGGTCCACGATGATCGGTGCCAGGGAGGACACGAGCTGTGCGATGACAGGCCCCAGGGCCGCCACCAGGTCACCCGCTACGGACGCCACGGCACCCAGCGCCCGGCCCAGTGCCGGCATGGTCGGAGCCAGGGCCTGGACGGCGGAGCGGACACCCAGGAAGAAGTCCTGCAGCCCTCCGGACGCGATCAGCATCTGGGCCGCCTGGGCGATTCCCCCCAGTGCGACCGACCCGATCTGCCCAGCCAGGGGCAGGATCTGCTGGAGGACGGGCGCCAGGGCGCCGAATGCGCTCAAGAGCTGGCTCACGCCGGGGCCGAGCCTGGAGACGGCTTCTCGGGCAGCCTTGAAGGTGTTAGTCAGGGTCTCCTGGGCTCCAGGCATGGACAGGGCCCGGTTGACCTGGCGCAGGGCCTCGACGGCGGGCGTCAGGGCTCCGTGCCCAGAGTTGCCGATAGCGGTGAAGACGGCGGAAACGATCCCCCCAACCTGCACGAACAGGTCCCCGAGGGTCTTGACCGCCTTCCAGGCGTCCCGGATGGATCGGGCGATCGACCCGTCAGCCAGGCCGTTGGAGGCCCACTCCTGGAAGGAGAATGCGACCTCGTTAGCCTTGGAGGCGATCGCGGGCAGGAATGAGGCTCCGACCTCACCCAGGCTGAGCAGGCCGTCCACGAACGCCCCTACACCGTCCCCGGCGATGTTGACCGCCTGGGACAGGTGCTGCAGGGTGCCCTGGAACCCTGGGATGTGGTCACTGACGGCGGAGGCGACGGCCCGCCCCATGAGACCGAACTGGGCGGCGACGTCGTTGAGCTGCCCCTGGAGGGCTGGCAGGGCCGCCTTGGCCAGGTCCCTGATGGGGTCCGCTGCCTGCTCCCAGAAGGCTGCACTGATCGAGTCCTGCAGGCTGGTGAAAGCGGGGCCGAGGTCCGCCAGGACGTCCTTGGTGTCCGCCAGGGCTGCGACCAGGACGCCGCCTCCGGCCGCGAACGCCCCCAGCACGCCAGGGGCTGCTAGGAGGACCGGGAGAGTGGCTGCCAGGCCGTTGCCGAGCGAGGCGATACCTCCTACCGCGACCATGGCCACGGACGCGAGGTTGAGGATCGCAGGGCCCATCATGGCGGCCTTGGCGGACACCAGGTCGAAGTTGGAGCCCAGGTTCCTCAGGCCTGAGCCCAGGCGCTTGATGACGTTGCCGCCCGACAGGGCCATGAGCGCGGCCTTGGCGGTGGCCAGGGACCTGGTCGAGACCCTGGCCCTGATTTCCACCACGCGGGGGCGGTCGAACCAGGCGAGCTGGGCGGCAGCCTTCCCCTTGTCCAGGTCGGCGTTGACCGTCGCCTCACCCTCAAGATCGTCAAGCTTGTGCTTGACCTCCTTGAGAGACGAGGCCGACAGGTCGGCCTTGACGGTGGTCTTGACGTCCTTCAGACGCTCCCTGAGGTCCTTGCGGACGTCAGCGATAGAGGACCTGTCCAGGACGGGGATGACCTCAATGCGGGCCTTGACCTGCTTCTCGATCCGCTCCAGGGACTTCTTGAGCTGCTCCTTGAACTTCCTGGAGTCCGGGTAGACGGTGATGGAGAGCTTGCCGACGTTTCCAGCGGCCATGCGCGCCACCACCTATCTGTTGAGTTGTCATTCCAGGAGGGAGGAGAAGGACTCCATCAGGGACCGTGGGCGCCGCTGGGGCGGCGCGCTGGGCCGGGAGGAGCGCTCAGAGGGCTTGAGCCTGACCTTCGGGTTGACCGCGCTGGCCTTGGCGCCTAGCAGGGTTGCGTCTGCGGTGTCAGCGAGCTTGGTGGTGTCCACGGACCAGCCGAACCACTGCTCTCCGCCCAGCAGGCACCTGGCCCGGTGCATCGAGTAGGGCTCGAAGGGCAGCCTCTCCCGTATCAGGGTGAGGATCAGGTCAGCGGGTATCTCATCGCGGTACACGTCGAGGCGGTACAGGGCCCAGAAGTCCGCGACCGCCTCGACGTGCTCTGCGAAGAAGTCCGCTATCTGGCGTCTTTTCCCAGCTCACCGGCGTAAGCGGTCACGAGGTTGAGGGCCCGCTCCATGCCTCCGGCCCCCATGGTGAAGCGGTCGAAGGCCTCGATGTCGGGGGCGAAGCGCTCGGCGACCCAGTCGATCAGGTCTGCAGCCTGGTCCAAGTCGATGTCGACCTCGTCGGAGTCCTCAAGGACGCCCATGGCCTGTAGGCGGGCGATCAGGCGGGCCTGGTCGGATCCTTTGACCTTGCTGAAGGGCTTGAGGAGCTCGTGCCCCTCGACGTCGCTGAAACGCGGCTGGGGGTCCTTGTGGTCGGCGGGCTTCCTGGGTGGGCTCTTGCGGTCGGTAGCCATCAGGGCTGCTCCTTAGTCTGCGAGGGGTGGGGGGCGAGGGGCGGCCCTCCCGTCCCGCCACCCCTCGCAGCAGGCGGGGCGGGAGGGCGTCGTGGGGTCCTACTCGCTGGCGCTGCGGACGGCCGCGCCGGTGACGGTCCGCTCACGCGGCGGATAGAACCGGTACTTCTTCTCCCCGGACGCGGGCGTCATGATGGCGCCGGAGATGGAGATCTCGGAGAAGTTCTCCAGGTCCAGGGTTGGCAGGGCCCCGGAGAGGCTGACGCGGCGGAACAGGTGCGCGCACGCCTGGGTGCCGTCCTCGACGACCATCAGGACGGCCTTCTCGACAGACCCGTCCAGGTCGATGTCCCACGCCTTGTCTGACTCGCGCCAGGTGGAGCCTGGGAAGGCGGTCTCGATGGCCGTTGCGGACGAGGCGACGGACGCGATAGTCATCGTGTGCGTCTTGTCCTCACGGGTGACGCGTAGGTCCTTGCGGTCCCAGGTGCGCTTGGAGGTGGAGTCCCCGCCGTCGGACCCGAACTCTGGGAGGGTCTCGGATGAGGTGTCGCCCAGCCAGGTGAAGCCCTTCGGTGCCGAGCCGGTGTCGAACTTGAAGGAGTCGAGGAACCCCGCGGGCGGGGTGGTGTCAGGGTCGGCTACGTAGACGTGGCCGATACCGGCGATCGTGGGGGCGGACTCTGTAGGTGCAGCCATTGGTAGGTCCTCTCGGGTGGTGTGGCGGCTAGTGGCGGGCGACGACGTCGACAACGACGCTGAAGGACCACAGGCCGGCAGCGCCGGGAGTGGTCGACGGGTAGGGCAGGGCGACCACTGACAGGTGGGAGACCCACCCGTGGTCTGTGCGGCGGCCGGCACGCCACGAGGCGAGCAGGCCGTCAAGGAGGTCGTGGGCGAGGTCGAGTGCTCGCCCGCGCTCGTGGGCGACGGCAGTGAGGGTGGCGCGGAAGGACGCCGACCACTCGGGGGCGCCGTTGGTGACCACGCCGGGCGCGGACACGTCGACCAGGATCAGTGGCAGGCGGCCTGGCAGGTCAGTTCCGAGGCTGGTTTCGACCTCGGCCAGGTCGAGGGCGCGGACGTGCTCGACCATCAGGGGCAGCGGGCGCAGCGTGGACAGGCTCATCGGACAGCCTTTCTCGCGGCATTGGTGAACGCGAAGGTCCCGGGCACCCACCTAGCCGCCTGGGATCTCTCCTTGACAGCCAGGTGGCCGAACTCCTTGTGCCAGGCCAGTGGGTCGTCGGAGACGATGTGGCTGTCGATCCGCCCATGCTCGACGTGGATGGAGGCGGCGAAGGCGCCGGTGTCGGTGTGCTTAGCGGCCTCGGCTCGCACTAGCGCCTCGACCCTGGCCACCTCGGCAGCGAAAGCAGGCTGGCGACTGGCGGCCTTGGCGGCCAGCTTCTCGGCTCGCTTGAGTACCCGGGCCATCAGGCCGCCTCGGCGCCGTGGGAGACCATGGTGACGGCGAAATGACTGGTGCGGGCTCCTGAGGAGCGCTGCAGGGCCTCGCCGACCTGGTCGAAAGCCCTCCCCTGGGTGCCGGGCGGACCGGCATCGACCGTGATGGTCGAGTAGGGGCCGCCAGGCCAGGAGCCGGCGCCGATGACCCTCCAGGAGGTGGAGCCGACCTGGCTCCTGGCCAGGTCTGAGGCCGACGTGGAGGACGGCTGGACCATCACCCCGGCCACCGTGACCGGCTCGCCGGCCTCGGTGACACGACCGAGCCCGTCGTCCACGACACGGGCCGGTGTGACGGTGACCGTGTGCGGGCCGCGCTCGACGAGCCTGCTCACAGCAGCTCCGACGGGTAGCCCCGACCCGGCCAGGAGACCTGGAACTGGCGGTCAGGTGGGACCATGCCGGCCAGCCTGGCGGCGAGGTAGCCGTCCGTCTCTACCGTCACCGACGACAGGGGCGAACCGAGGCGTGCCCACTCGTCGTCAGTGACCCGCAGGGCCGCTGAGGCGACAGCGTCGTTGAGCCGGTAGGAGTACTCGCCCTCGGACTCGCTGGTGTAGATGGCCCCGTCAGCCCGGAACACCCTGGCGACCGCCTCAGCCTCGACCTCGACGAGCAGGGCTCCGACCGTCTCGTCCCGGTCGGCCCTGTCGATCAGGTCAGGTAGGCGGGCGCCGATGCGGTTGTGGACGCGGGTCAGCAGGGTGCCCACATACGTCGACTCCGCGGGGGTCAGGTTCCGCATGAGGGACGCCTGGACGTCCTTAGCGGCGGCAGCAGGAGCGGACAGTGTGCTCATAGCGTCCTCCTGGTCGTGGTGGGCACGCGGGCGGGACCCGGATAGCCGGGGTCCCGCCCGCGTGGGTGTCAGGCGGCAGTGGCCTCGGTGTCGGCGACGGCGTCCTTGTACAGGACGAAGGCGTCCTTGTCGCGCAGGACCCAGCCGAACTGGGCCTCAACGAGGATCGCCTCCATGTTCTGCTGCCACAGGTTGACGGTCTTACCTCCGTCGACGATGGTGGCGGTGTCGGTGCGCTTGAAGGTGATGTTCTCGACGAACCCCAGACGCAGGTTGGTCGAGAAGTCACCTCCGATGGCGCGGATCCCGGTGTCGGTGGACGCTCCGATCTTGCCGGCGACCGCGCCACGGCCGTACGCGATCGGCAGTCCCAGGACAGAGTCCACGGCGTCACGCAGGCTGACGGAGGCCTGGTAGATGGGGCGGCCCTGGGTGTCGGTCGCCCGCAGCAGCTTGGAGCGCAGCCGCGGGTCAGCGATGAACCCGGTCAGGTTGAAGTCCTTCGCAGCGAGCTTGTCGTAGCCGTCGAGGAGGTCGGCGTTCAGGCCGCCCTTGGTCTTGGTGTTGGTGCCCAGCTCGACCGCGTTGGTGGACTGGGCCAGGTACTCCACGCCTGCGATGGCGTTGCCGGTGCGAGCATCCTTGCCGTGGATGACAGCCAGGTCGATCGCCCGAGCGACGGCGGAGGTCAGGTCCTCGACGAGGTTGTCGAGGTAGCCGCCGGGGTTGGCCTGGCGGGCCTCCTTGGACCAGTAGGCGATGGCGGCGGCCTTGACCGGCTTGAAGGCCTTGGCGGTGGTCTTGCCGGAGGTGATGGGCTTGTCCTCGCCCTCGCCGACAATGCCAGCGACGAGCTCGCCGGTCTGCATGTAGGTGATGCCGCCGGTGATCGGGACCAGGGTGGTTCCGGCCACGCGCTGGACGACGGAGGTGTGCTGGACGCCCTTCCAGATCTCTCCGACGATCTCCTTGGGCAGGGTGCCGGCAGGGTTGTCGAGGGAGTCGACGGTCATTGCGTTGGTTCCGATGGCCATGAGTGGGTCCTCTCAGGTTGAAGGCTGGGGTGAGTCAGTAGCCGAAGATGGCGTGCGCCTGGGCGGTGCGGTCGTCGACGGCTGGGGTGGTGGCGGACTGTGCCGGGTCAGGCTTGAGGCGCGTGCGACGCTCGTCGCGCAGGGCGACCAGGTTCTTGACCTGCTCGCCCCATTCCTCCTCGTCCTGGCCGGTGAGCATGGGGGCGTAGGTGGACGCGTCCAGGCCTGCGGCAGTCAGGAGCCTGTCCTTGGTGCGGCCGGCGGTCTCCCTGGCCAGGAGTTCAGCAGCCTGCGCGGAGGCGGCTAGCGCCTCGTCGCGCCCTGTGACTGCTGCCTTGAGGTCAGATGTCAAGGCGTCGACCTTCTCGCGAAGCTCCTTCGAGGCAGCCTTCATGGTGGCGGCCTCCGAGCGCAGGTTCTGGATCAGCGTCCACGCCTTGTCGGGGTTGAAGTCCTCGTCGCTTCCCCAGGGCGGGGTCGGCTTGGGCTCCTCCTTGACGTCAGCGTCGGTGGTCTGGATGGCGTCGTCTGCCATGGTGGGTGCCTCCTGGGCATGAGAGAACCCCGCAGGCGTCTCGCCTACGGGGCTAGGTGGTGGATACGTGAAGGAGGCTCCACCTGGCTTCAGGCAGGGCCTCCTTCAAGAAGTGTGGGTCTAGGCCGTCACTCGGACGGCGTTCGCGAGCTGTGCCATAACCTGCTGGGCGTCAAAGTCGTCCCGGGTGGCGAAGCACTTGGTCACTGACGCGACTATGGAGTCCGGAATCGTGATGTCGTGGTCCGCGGCCCCTCCAAGGGCTAGCGCAATGTCTACCGGTGCTTCTCCAGACCTCTCGTTGTCGGGGAACTGATCAGGGAGCGTTGTCTGGGCGAACGCCCAGACAACGTCTGCTAGGGCATCTTCGTCAGTCACTGCCGTCCCCCTCCTTCTTCGGGTTGCTTAGGTAAGCTTCGGACCTTACAGGATACCCGGTCCATACGAACCGTCCAGGGGTGTAGGACGTGAGAACTCGGATCGGATACCCGCAAGACTCGGACGTTACTGAGTACTGCAGGCCGCGGCGCCGCCAGACCGCCTTCGGGTCGTGGACCGTGTTGTGGATGGCCTGGGCGATCGCGGCGGGGTTGGACGTCTCGAACTCGGTCTTGCCTGGCCGCCGCGCCCCCTTCCCGTGCGTCTCGACGACGTGGTCGACACCTGGCGTGTCGACGGTGATCTCCCCAATCTGGGACGGGAGGACCTCCACCGGGTTTCCGTCGGTGTCT